TTATAACGTCACTCCGCCTTTTAGTGGATTCAGAGCGACGGCATTTTGCAGATAGTCAGGCGCAAGGTGCGCATAGGCCATCGTCTGCTGAATGCTCGCATGTCCCAGAATCTGTTGCAGTGCGATTATATTGCCCCCATTCATCATGAAATGGCTTGCGAATGTATGCCGCAGGATGTGGGTTGCCTGATTGGGTGGTATATCAGGTTTCACTCTGCGTAAAATCCCGCAAAATTTCTCATAATCAACTTTGAATAATTTGGCGCTGGCCTCCTCTTTAACTTTTTTCTCCAGTTCCTCAGAAATCGGCACGGTTCGCTTTTTACCGTTTTTGGTTTTCAGGAAGGTAACCCTGCAATTTGTAATCTGTGCTGGTTTTAGCGTGGCAACTTCCGTCCATCTTCCTCCGGTGCTCAGACATAAAAGCGCGACAAGTAAGTCATCACCAGCCAAAACATTTAACAGTTTTTCGATTTCTGCTTTTTCCAGGAACGTCATTTCAGGGTTGGCCTCCGCCAGTGGCGGCAGTCCGTGAATTGGGTGTTGCCCGGAAAATTCATCCAATTGAATTAATTTTGTGAACATGCCGGATAATCGGTACATGTCACGGTTTATCGTTGCGGCACTGATACCATCACGTAGTCGCATGGAACGATAATCCATCAAAGCCCTTTTGCTCATCCTGCTCACTGGTATATCACCTATGCCGCTGATGGTTTTGAGTAGATGATTAAACTCTTTTGTTCCATGCTCGTGGTTTTGCCCGTGATATTTCCACCAGATGTCCAGCAACTCACTCAAAGTCCGGCGGTCTGCTCGCTGGCCTCCCCATTCTTTCTGACTGGCATTGGCGATTGTGTATCGCTCAAATGCTAGTGCTTCAGCTTTTCTTTCGAATTTCCTGCGGATGCGTTTTCCGTCGCGACCGCGAGGTCTAATGTCCACTTCATAGCGACCATCATCGAGCTTCTTAATTGCCATAAGAAAGCCCTCCGGCGCTGTATTCACCATCTTGGTAGCAAATGGTGAAAATGTAATCTTTATATAGAGTTAGCCAATCCTTTTCGCGGAGTGGTTGGACTCTGTTGACTCTGGCCCAATGTGCGCGAGAGCCGGTGCGATTTGTCCTGCGTCCGGCGCGGTTTTATCTGTCATAAGCCATAGAGCATATTTTTGGAATGTGGGATGCATAGTGATTTTTAGCAAAGCTGTGCCACCGGGTTCAAAGTTTCCTCCTTCATATTTTTTAAGTGTGCTTAGCGGTAACTCTATGATTTCACAGAATTTTGATTGGCTTAGCCCTTCAGCCTCACGCAAGGCCTTAATCTTTTCGCTTAATTTCATTTGACATGGTGCCTATATAGGGACTAAATTCCCTCAAAACTGGAACCTATATAGGTTCCATTGATTTGAGAATAAACCAGCATCTAAACGGTTTTGAGTGGTTTAGAAAGGGCTGGATCCTATGAGGGTACCATATATGGACGCTGAAAATTATGTGATTCAGTATCCGCTTGATGCGGTTCATGTGGATAAATTTGCTGATTTATTAGGGAAGCCAAAGACAGCCGTCAGTGAAATGGTGAAGGCAAATAAATTACCAATTATTGAATTGCGTGATCCTTGCAAACCGAAGGCTCGTGCCGGTGAAAAATGGGTTTTCATTCCTGAGTTTAATCGCGCTGTACGTGAGGCGTTTTATAACCGACCGGTTGAACAGCGTGATGCATGGCTTTTGTGGATGGGGTTGTGATTATGAATGAGCCGCGTTGTATTGCTCAGTTATTGCGTAACGAAAGCCCCAGGGCGATTGACTTCACCATCACCCACGGTAAGGGGCGTAAGGGAATCATTATCCGCACCAAAAAACAGAGTCCGTTAAAAAAGGCTCTGACCTTTCTGAAAAGCCGGAGGGTATGGAAATGACAGTGATGACGCTCAATCTCGTTGAAAAACAGCCAGCAGCTATGCGCCGGATAATTGGCAAGCATCTTGCCGTCCCTCGCTGGCAGGATACATGTGATTATTATAATCAGATGATGGAGCGCGAACGGCTAACGGTTTGCTTTCATGCACAGTTAAAACAGCGTCACGCAACGATGCGTTTTGAAGAAATGAACGACGTCGAACGTGAACGACTGGTTTGTGCAATTGATGAATTGCGTGGCGCATTCTCAAAACGCCGTCAGGTCGGCGCAAGTGAGTATGCATATATTAGTTTTTTAACAGTCAGTCAGCGTCGTACTTTATTTATGCATGCGGGATTGACAGAAAAAGAATTCAATCAGCCGTACTGGCGAATTAATGAAGAATCATGTTACTGGCGTGATGCTTTATTCCGTGCATTACGTGAATTATTCAGTCTGTTTGAGTATGCACCGACAATTCTGACGTCGGTAAAACCAGAGCAATATCTGCATTAAATAATTAACCAGAGTTTTTAACGCACTTAATCGTGCGGGGCTTCTTTTTGCCTGGAGAAAGTCATGCATACAGTTTCTGAAAATCAGTGCGGTAAATACGCATTACTGCTGCAACAGGCCAGAACCGAAGCACAGGCCGACGCTGCGACGCGCTTTTCTTCTCATCTTGACGCCATGATTCGCCACATCACAAAGGCGGAGTTATCCCGCGTGGAGATAGTTGAGCTGCTCAGTCAGGAGTCGGAAAAATTTCACAATATCGGATTGTCTCGCGGGGAGGTGCTTTGATGTCCTGTTCTCGTTCGGTTGTATTACTGAATAACGCCTTAAAAATCGCCGTTATGAAAAATGGTGATTTGTCTCTTATTCAACTTGGTATTGATAAAGAGAAGCGCGAAATAACTGAATCTGTTATCGCAATTTATCAGAGTGAATTAAACCTCCTGTCTGATGTGGTCAATTTACTTGTTAAACGCGCTGTATTCCACAAGCAAATTTCCTCAGTGGATGAACTGACAAAATTAACGACAGAACTCGCCAGTTATTGCGCTGATGAATTTAAGAAGCTGAACGACAAAAGGAGCTGGTAATGCCGGACAACGTGGATTTTATTCAGGAACAACAGGCTGAATTACTGGAGCGCCAGATTAACGCGGCAAGGGTAAAACATTGCGGTGTTTCTGCGCTGGTTTGCGAAGAGTGTGACGCGCCAATACCAGCTGCCCGTCGTGCGGCTTATCCGTCAGCCACGCGTTGTGTTTCCTGTCAGTCAGTCTTTGAAGCAAAAAACAAACATTACCGGAGAACGGCATGAGTATTCGTATTGAAATTGGCGAACGTTATGTCGTTACCAGTGACAGCTTTCAGTTTATTCTCCACGAGAAAAAGAGAGCGGAAAGCGGTAAAAACGCCGGTCAGGAATGGCTGGCGGTGGTTGGTTATTACCCGAAATTAGGCCAGCTCGTTTCCGGCCTGATGCATCACGATATTCTGACCGGAAGCGCAAAATCTTTTGCTGATTTAAACGCGCAGGTTGAGCAACTCAGCAAGCGTTGTTCAGAGGCTTTTGGCTCATATGGCCGTTAAAGCCTCCGGGCGTTTTGTCCCTCCGTCAGCATTTACCGCAGGCACCGGTAAGGCGTTTACCGGTGCTTATGCATGGAACGCGCCACGCGAGGCTGTCGGGCGCGAAAGACCTCTTACACGTGACGAGATGCGTCAGGTGCAAGGTGTTTTATCCACGATTAACCGCCTGCCTTACTTTTTGCGCTCGCTGTTTACTTCACGCTATGACTACATCCGGCGCAATAAAAGCCCGGTGCACGGGTTTTATTTCCTCACATCTACTTTTCAGCGTCGTTTATGGCCGCGCATTGAGCGTGTGAATCAGCGCCATGAAATGAACACCGACGCGTCGTTGCTGTTTCTGGCAGAGCGTGACCACTATGCGCGCCTGCCGGGAATGAATGACAAGGAGCTGAAAAAGTTTGTCGCCCGTATCTCATCGCAGCTTTTCATGATGTATGAGGAACTCTGCGATGCATGGGTGGATGCGCATGGTGAAAAAGAATCGCTGTTTACGGATGAGGCGCAGGCTCACCTGTATGGTCATGTTGCTGGCGCTGCACGTGCTTTCAATATTTCCCCGCTCTACTGGAAAAAATACCGTAAAGGACAGATGACCACGAGGCAGGCATATTCTGCCATTGCCCGCCTGTTTAACGATGAGTGGTGGACTCATCAGCTTAAAGGCCAGCGTATGCGCTGGCATGAGGCGTTACTGATAGCTGTCGGGGAGGTCAATAAAGACCGTTCTCCTTATGCCAGTAAACACGCCATTCGTGATGTGCGTGCGCGCCGCCAGGCAAATCTGGAATTTCTTAAATCGTGTGACCTTGAAAACAGGGAAACCGGCGAGCGCATCGACCTTATCAGTAAGGTGATGGGCAGTATTTCTAATCCTGAAATTCGCCGGATGGAGCTGATGAACACCATTGCCGGTATTGAGCGTTACGCCGCCGCAGAGGGTGATGTGGGGATGTTTATCACGCTGACCGCGCCGTCAAAGTATCACCCGACACGTCAGGTCGGAAAAGGCGAAAGTAAAACCGTTCAGCTTAATCACGGCTGGAACGATGAGGCATTTAATCCAAAGGATGCGCAGCGTTATCTCTGCCGTATCTGGAGCCTGATGCGCACGGCATTCAAGGATAATGATTTACAGGTCTACGGTTTGCGAGTCGTCGAGCCACACCACGACGGAACGCCGCACTGGCATATGATGCTTTTTTGTCATCCACGCCAGCGTAACCAGATTATCGAAATCATGCGTCGCTATGCGCTCAAAGAGGATGGCGACGAAAGAGGAGCCGCGCGAAACCGTTTTCAGGCAAAACACCTTAACCGGGGCGGTGCTGCGGGATATATCGCGAAATACATTTCAAAAAACATCGACGGCTATGCACTGGATGGTCAGCTCGATAACGACACCGGCAGGCCGCTGAAAGACACTGCAGCGGCTGTTACCGCATGGGCGTCAACGTGGCGCATTCCGCAATTTAAAACGGTTGGCCTGCCGACAATGGGGGCTTACCGTGAACTACGCAAATTGCCTCGCGGCGTCAGCATTGCTGATGAGTTTGACGAGCGCGTCGAGGCTGCACGCGCCGCCGCAGACAGTGGTGATTTTGCGCTGTATATCAGCGCGCAGGGTGGGGCAAATGTCCCGCGCGATTGTCAGACTGTCAGGGTCGCCCGTAGTCTGTCGGATGACGTTAACGAGTACGAGGAAGAAGTCGAGAGAGTGGTCGGCATTTACGCGCCGCATCTCGGCGCGCGTCATATTCATATCACCAGAACGACGGACTGGCGCATTGTGCCGAAAGTTCCGGTCGTTGAGCCTTTGACTTTAAAAAGCGGCATCGCCGCGCCTCGGAGTCCTGTCAATAACTGTGGAAAGCTCACCGGTGGTGATACTTCGTTACCAGCTCCCACACCTTCTGAGCACGCCGCAGCAGTGCTTAATCTGGTTGATGACGGTGTCATCGAATGGAATGACCCGGAGGTCGTGAGGGCGCTCAGAGGTGCATTAAAACATGGCCTGAGAACACCAAATCGCCAGCAAAGAAACGGAAGCCCGTTAAAACCGCATGAAATGGCACCATCGGCCAGACTGACCCGGTCGGAACGAATGCAAATTACCCGTATCCGCGTTGACCTTGCTCAGAACGGTATCAGGCCGCAGCGATGGGAGCTTGAGGCGCTGGCGCGTGGGGCAACCGTAAATTATGACGGGAAAAAATTCACGTATCCGGTCGCTAATGAGTGGTCGGTTTTTTCAATTAAACAATAATGACTACTACTGCAGTGTTGTGGGAATGTTATAGTGTTTGTGAATTTTTCTATGAAAAACAATGAATTAATCTGTTTTTCATATTGAGCTAATTTTTTATGGCCACAGTTGTTAAAAAGTGAGAACATAATCTTGTTCAAAACCTGCTTCTATATACGGAGGCTTTCGCTATAATACGCGGTCGGTTTTAGGAGGGGATAATGCCAACAGTAGTTTCACTTTTTTCTGGATGCGGTGGTTCCGATGCGGGGGTTTTGAGAGCCGGCTTTGATGTGCTTATGGCCAACGATATCTTGCCGTATGCGCGCGATGTTTATATTGCCAATCATCCAGAAACTGATTACATATTAGGCAATATTGCTGATGTAACTACTTTTCCTAAATCTGATTTGCTGGTAGGTTGTTATCCATGTCAGGGATTCAGCCAGGGTGGTGCGCGTAAAGCCGATCGAAAAATTAATACTCTTTATTTAGAGTTTGCTAGAGCTTTAAACAATATAAAGCCTAAAGCTTTTATAGTAGAAAACGTGTCTGGTATGGTTAGAAAAAATTTTGAGCATTTGTTATCTGACCAGATCAGGGTTTTTACTGAAGCAGGTTATACTGTTTCCGCAAAAGTTTTAAATGCGGCTGAATATGGAGTAGCGCAGGAAAGAAAAAGAATATTTATCGTAGGAATCCGTAATGATTTCAAAGTTAAGTACGAGTTCCCTCAGCCAACTCATGGGCCAGCAACTGGCGTCAACTATGTTACTATTAAAGATGCTATAGGGCATTTACCTGAATGGCCAGAAGGTGAATTTTATGATATGGGATTCCATTGGTATTATATGTCTCGCAATCGTCGCCAGGATTGGGATCAAATTTCAAAGACAATAGTTGCTAATGCAAGGCATATGCCGTTGCATCCTGTCAGTCCTCCGATGGAGAAAGTAAGAACTGATGAATGGAGATTTGTTGAGGATCGGAGAGCTCGCAGATTCAGTTTTCGAGAGGCAGCACTATTACAAGGGTTTGAGGATCTAGTGTTTCCAGAAACAAATGCTGCAAGTCTTGGCATGAAATACACGGTGGTTGGTAATGCAGTGCCTCCGCCGCTTTTTGAAGCTGTAACGAAGGCATTGCCAATAGAATTATGGGATTGATAAGCTATTAAGGCTCTGGATTTAATGTATAAAGCTCTTCCTCAAATTCGCGAAACCAATCAGAGGTAGTTATCGCTTCCCATTGGTTTGCCTTATCAAGTAGATATATGATTCTCAACCTATCTAATAATAATACTCCAGCGGTTGCGTGTGTGCTTACCCATTCGCCATTTGCTTCCCGATAGAAAACAGGCGTGAACATTGTTGATGGATGCTGGAACGCGATTTGGAAATAGGTGGTCAGTTTTAACACGTTAGCCTCTAATGTTTTGCTTGGCCACCCTGTTTCTTGTGCACCACATTGACCAAGAATTCCATAGTTGCTAGTTTGACCATCAGGAAATTCCACTGTAGCAATTAGGTCAAACCCGGCATCACCAGATGTGGGAGCTCTATTTATTTCCCTTGTGTTTAAACTACAAACTCCAAGATCTTTTCCTAAAGTTTGTAGAGCTGTCCGAAGATTTGTTCCATAATAATTTTGCCTATCATCGGAGTTAGCATCAAAAATTCTTACGGTGCCATGTGCAGGTAAGAGAGAAATCATTGCTACTTTACATACTCTGGCAAAGCTCTTTGCCCAACGTTGTGCTGCTCCTTTAATCGACTTAAAGGATCTAAGTCTAGAGCAGCAAAGAAGAAAAACATATATTCGTTGTTGTTGGTTTAGATTTTCTTTAATAAGTATCTCATCACCTGAAATTATAAATGGATATATTTTGCCAAGAGCACTTTCTCTATATTCGAGTTGTGTCCAAACATCTTCGAGTTGCTCTTCAAAACGATCATTTCTCTCAGCGTCTCCATTAATTTCTTCTTCAGAATTACATTCTTCATCAATTTCTTCAACGCTTGTTATGCCGAATTTTCTTACTGAATCTAAATCATTTTTATGTAGTGAGTTACGTCCGGTATAATTAATTACCGTGAGTAACTCGGCTAAATCTGCAAACAAATGAGGAGAGTTGGGATGCATAACTCCTACTTCAAAAGTCATCATCACCTCTGCTATTTTTCTCTGCTATTTCAGAACCTATAAGCTTAATATGTTTATTGATTCTTCGTGCTACTTCATGGGCCTGTCTATCATACTCTACCGTGGCAACCATGCCTGCTGCATCTATCAAAGCTGCTTCAACTTGATAAAGTAACTGGAGAAAGTCCTTAGTAATATCAGATGTCAATTGATAGGCAACTGCGAGTGGAGCCCCCATTCGGAATTGCTCCAATGCCTTAGGGCTACTTACAACAGCAGCTAGTTCTCTTAAATTACGTGATTCTCCTACACGAGTTTTTTTATCCTCGCCTTTTTTATATAACCATTCAGTTAGTTCTTTTATTTCTTTGTTCTTTAAACTCTTAGAATTGATGATAGGATGACTTGGTATTGTGTCTCCATCGTCTTCGATTGAAACTCCGACAAACTGGCCTAACCGCTCATCAGCAAGTGCTGTTGATAATACTGAAAATTTAATCGTTTCTTCATCTAGCTTTTCAATACCATAAAAATCATTTTTTTTAATGATTTCATACACCGCTAAAGCGTCTAGGTTACGCTTGATATGATCCCTACGACTGCCAATAGCTCTGGCAACCTCATAGTAGCGTAGCATTGGATCCAGATTTGCATTGGTATAATCAAAAAGCTGTTTAATATATCGAGCTTTTGATAAGGGTTCCCATTGTTTGACACCAGTAATATGTCTGAAACCAAGGTACGGAAGAATCTCTTCTCTTGTTTGGCGCTCAATGACAGGAACACGATCGACCGTATGTTTTGCATTTGATGCAATTTCTCGTAGTCGAGCACTTGGATTTTCACATAGTGTCGGATCGCGTAATAATTTGACCGCGGATAGGCGACGGTTTCCTTCAACTACAATGTACTTCCCCGGCGCTCCACTATCAGGAATGACAATCAATGGTTCTCCAGGGAAAAAACCATTTTCCGCAATAGCACTCATTAGGTCTTCGATAGATGTTGAGGTTGCTATGTAGTTAATCATTCCCAATTGGTCACGAGACACGCCTTCAGGAAGTCTTGGGTTTTCTGTGTCAAGTTCCAAATCATCTAGCGGAACATAAAGTATTTCTGAATCAGCAATCATCTGGATCTCCGTTGAACATGTCCACGAGAAGGAGCACAAAGTTATTTCATAACATGCAATATACTCATTCTGTAGCCATAAATGAATTATTCATGATGTAAGATTCGCGTTGATGTGCGTGAATTCGCAAGTAATTATACAGCAAGGTTTGATTGGGTATCGTCAGCACCAGTGCGGTTCCAACGTACTCATGCAACTGCATTAAAACCGCCCCATGAAGCGGGCGGGCGAGGCGGGGAAAGCACTGCGCGCTGGCGGTGGTGCTGATTTTATTTTTTCAGCGTCTGAGCGCGTCGTGATGGCGTTTAGATTGTGCGCCGGGGCGTTGGTGTGTCTGCGGGCTGTTTTGTGCGGTGGTGAGTGTGTGAGGGCGTGATGACGGGCTGTAAAAAAGCCGCCCGCAGGCGGCGATGTTCAGCCGTTGTCAGTGTCCAGTGAGTAGTTTTTAAAGCGGATGACCTCCTGACCGAGCCAGCCGTTTATCTCGCGGATCCTGTCCTGTAACGGGATAAGCTCATTGCGGACAAAGACCTTTGCCACTTTCTCAATATCACCCAGCGACCCGACGTTCTCCGGCTTGCCGCCCATCAACTGAAAGGGGATGCGGTGCGCGTCCAGCAGGTCTGCGGCACTGGCTTTTTTGATATTAAAAAAATCGTCCTTCGTCGCCACTTCACTGAGCGGGATAATTTTAATGCCGTCGGCTTTTCCCTGTGGGGCATAGAGAAACAGGTTTTTAAAGTTGTTGCGGCCTTTTGACTTAACCATGTTTTCGCGGAGCATTTCGATATCGTTGCGATCCTGCACGGCATCAGTGACGTACATGATGTATCCGGCATGTGCGCCGTTTTCGTAATACTTGCGGCGGAACAGCGTGGCCGACTCATTCAGCCAGGCAGAGTTAAGGGCGCTGAGATATTCCGGCAGGCCGTACAGCTCCTGATTAATATCCGGCTCCAGCAGGTGAAACACGGAGCCGGGCGCGAAAGGTGTCGGCTCATGGAAGGACGGCACCCACCAGTAAACATCCTCTTCCACGCCACGGCGGGTATATTTTGCCGGTGAGGTTTCCAGTCTGATGACCTTACCGGTGGTGCTGTATCGCTTTTCCAGAAACGCATTACCGAACACCAGAAAATCCAGCACAAAGCGGCTGAAATCCTGCTGGGAAAGCCACGGATGCGGGATAAATGTCGAGGCCAGAATATTACGTTTGACGTAAATCGGTGAGCTGTGATGCACGGCAGCACGCAGGCTTTTTGCCAGACCGGTAAAGCTGACCGGTGGCTCATACCATCTGCCGTTACTGATGCATTCGACGTAATCCAGAATGTCACGGCGGTCGAGTACCGGCACCGGCTCACCAAAGGTGAATGCCTCCATTTTCGGGGCGCTGGCGGTCATTTTTTTTGCCGCAGGTTGCGGTGTTTTCCCTTTTTTCTTGCTCATCAGTAAAACTCCAGAATGGTGGATGTCAGCGGGGTGCTGATACCGGCGGTGAGTGGCTCATTTAACAGGGCGTGCATGGTCGCCCAGGCGAGGTCGGCGTGGCTGGCTTCCTCGCTGCGGCTGGCCTCATAGGTGGCGCTGCGTCCGCTGCTGGTCATGGTCTTGCGGATAGCCATAAACGAGCTGGTGATGTCGGTGGCGCTGACGTCATATTCCAGACAGCCACGGCGAATAACGTCTTTTGCCTTGAGCACCATTGCGGTTTTCATTTCCGGCGTGTAGCGGATATCGCGCGCGGCGGGATAGAACGAGCGCACGAGCTGGAACACGCCGACACCGAGGCCGGTGGCATCAATACCGATGTATTCGGCGTTGTATTTTTCGGTGAGTTTGCGGATGGATTCCGCCTGAGTGGCAAAATCCATGCCTTTCCACTGGTGACGCTCAAGTATTCTGAATTTGCCACCGGCCACCACCGGCGGTGCCAGCACCACGCATCCGGCGCTGTCGCCACGGTGTGACGGGTCGTAACCAATCCATACCGGGCGGGAGCCGAACGGATTGGCGGCAAACGGCGCATAGTCTTCCCATTCTTCCAGCGTGTCGACCATACAGCGTTGCAGCTCCTCGAACGGGAACACCGACGCCTTGTCGTCAACAAATTCACACATGAACAGGTTTTTAAAATCGTCGGCGCTGTTTTCGCGTTTGAGCTGCTCAATGTCGAACAGCGTGCAGCCGCCTTTCAGGGCGTCCTCAATGGTGACAATCTGCCGCCACTGGCCGTCCGCACAGAGAAGCCCACCGGCAAGGGCGTTATGACTGACGTCGATTTCCACGCGTTCGGCGGCGCTGGCGCGTCCCCGGTTGAACAGTTCACCCGACCAGAACGGGTAGGCGTCGTGCGCCAGCGTGGACGGGGTGGAGAAATAGGTCGATCGCAGGTGACTCTGTGAGGCCATACCTGATGCCACCTTACGCAGCACCTGAAAATTCGGGATCCAGAAAATCTCGTCGACGTACAGGTCGCCGTTATGGCTCTGCGCGGTGTTGGAGTTGGTGCCGAGAAAAATCAGTTTTGCGCCGTTATTGCCCAGGACAATCGGGTCACCGGTCAGGTCAACATCAACCAGACGGGCAAAGGCGATGATGTATTCACGGAACACATACGCCTGCGTTTTACTGGCCGACAGAAAAATCTGGTTATGACCGGTTTTCAGGGCGCGCAGCAGCGCCTCGCGGGAAAAATAAAACGTCGCGCCAATCTGGCGGGATTTCAGGATATCGCGGATGCGGTGCTCAAGCCCGGCGCGATACCAGTGCAACTGATAATCGAAAGACTGCTCAAAGAAAATCTGCTCCAGCTTTTCGATGGCCTCGTCACTGAAAAAATTCTTTTTCGGTTTGCGCCGCCCGCCTTTGTTGCGGTTAGCGACGTTCGGATTAAGGTCTGCCTCGTTGCCGGTCTGGCTGTAGCGGTTTACCCGTGCCAGTCGTTCAATCTGGCGTCCGAGCAGGTCAATTTCCTTGAAGTCACCGCCGGTTTTCTGCGGTTTGATGATGAGCTGGGTCAGCCGCGCTTCCAGACTCATTTCGACACGGCTGATGGGAGCAACGCTGTCCCAGCCGTCGCGCTGTTTCCAGCTCTGCACCGTCGGGCGTTTCATCTGCAACATGGCGGCAATCTGCGGCACGGAAAACCCCTGCCAGTACAGCAGCGCCGCCTGACGACGCGGGTCGTGTAAAAGAGTGGTGTCTGTGGTGATGGTCATGAATACCTCGCCGTGATGAATACACGGCAAGGCTACTGAGTCGCGCCCCGCGATTCGCTAAGGTGCTGTTGTGTCAGTGATAAGCCATCCGGGACTGATGGCGGAGGATGCGCATCGTCGGGAAACTGATGCCGACATGTGACTCCTCTAATCACTATTCAGGACTCCTGACAATGGCAAAAAAAGTCTCAAAATTCTTTCGTATCGGCGTTGAGGGTGACACCTGTGACGGGCGTGTCATCAGTGCGCAGGATATTCAGGAAATGGCCGAAACCTTTGACCCGCGAGTCTATGGTTGCCGCATTAACCTGGAACATCTGCGCGGCATCCTGCCTGACGGTATTTTTAAGCGTTATGGCGATGTGGCCGAACTGAAGGCCGAAAAGATTGACGATGATTCGGCGCTGAAAGGCAAATGGGCGCTGTTTGCGAAAATCACCCCGACCGATGACCTTATCGCGATGAACAAGGCCGCGCAGAAGGTCTATACCTCAATGGAAATTCAGCCGAACTTTGCCAATACCGGCAAATGTTATCTGGTGGGTCTGGCCGTCACCGATGACCCGGCAAGCCTCGGCACGGAATACCTGGAATTCTGCCGCACGGCAAAACACAACCCCCTGAACCGCTTCAAATTAAGCCCTGAAAACCTGATTTCAGTGGCAACGCCCGTTGAGCTGGAATTTGAAGACCTGCCTGAAACCGTGTTCACCGCCCTGACCGAAAAGGTGAAATCCATTTTTGGCCGCAAACAGGCCAGTGATGACGCCCGTCTGAATGACGTGCATGAAGCGGTGACCGCTGTTGCTGAACATGTGCAGGAAAAACTGAGCGCCACTGAGCAGCGCCTCGCTGAGATGGAAACTGCCTTTTCCGCTCTTAAGCAGGAGGTGACTGACAGGGCGGATGAAACCAGCCAGGCATTCAGCCGCCTGAAAAACAGTCTCGACAACACCGAAAGTCTGACCCAGCAGCGCCGCAGCAAGGCCACCGGCGGTGGCGGTGACGCCCTGATGACGAACTGCTGACCGGCGTCAGCCAGTCCGGGAAAACCTTCACGATTAACCCTTAATTTCAGGAAAAACTATGCGCCAGGAAACCCGCTTTAAATTTAATGCTTACCTGTCCCGTGTTGCCGAACTGAACGGCATCGACGCCGGTGATGTGTCGAAAAAATTCACCGTTGAACCGTCGGTCACCCAGACCCTGATGAACACCATGCAGGAGTCCTCTGACTTTCTGACCCGCATCAACATTGTGCCGGTCAGCGAAATGAAAGGGGAAAAAATTGGTATCGGTGTCACCGGCCCCATTGCCAGCACCACCGACACCGCCGGTGGCACCGAGCGTCAGCCGAAGGACTTCTCGAAGCTGGCGTCCAACAAGTACGAATGCGACCAGGTTAACTTCGATTTTTATATCCGCTACAAAACGCTGGACCTGTGGGCGCGTTATCAGGATTTCCAGCTCCGTATCCGTAACGCCATTATCAAACGCCAGTCCCTTGATTTCATCATGGCCGGTTTTAACGGCGTGAAGCGTGCCGAAACCTCTGACCGCAACAGTAATCCGATGCTGCAGGATGTGGCGGTCGGCTGGCTGCAGAAATACCGCAATGAAGCCCCGGCGCGCGTGATGAGCAAGGTCACTGACGAGGAAGGCCGCACCACCTCTGAGGTTATCCGCGTGGGTAAGGGCGGTGATTATGCCAGCCTTGATGCACTGGTGATGGATGCGACCAACAACCTGATTGAACCGTGGTATCAGGAAGACCCTGACCTTGTGGTGATTGTGGGACGTCAGCTACTGGCGGACAAGTATTTTCCCATCGTCAACAAGGAGCAGGACAACAGCGAAATGCTGGCCGCTGACGTCATCATCAGCCAGAAACGCATCGGCAACCTGCCAGCGGTACGCGTCCCGTACTTCCCGGCGGATGCGATGCTCATCACGAAGCTGGAAAACCTGTCCATCTACTACATGGATGACAGCCATCGCCGCGTGATTGAGGAAAACCCGAAACTCGACCGCGTGGAGAACTACGAGTCAATGAACATTGATTACGTGGTGGAGGACTACGCCGCCGGTTGTCTGGTGGAAAAAATTAAAGTCGGTGATTTCTCCACACCGGCTAAAGCGACCGCAGAGCCGGGAGCGTAACCGATGACGAGTCCCGCACAGCGCCACATGATGCGGGTCTCGGCAGCGATGACCGCGCAGCGGGAAGCCGCCCCGCTGCGACATGCAACTGTCTATGAGCAGATGCTGGTCAAGCTGGCCGCAGACCAGCGCACACTGAAAGCGATTTATTCAAAAGAGCTGAAGGCCGCGAAAAAGCGCGAGCTGCTGCCGTTCTGGTTGCCGTGGGTGAACGGTGTGCTGGAGCAGGGCAAAGGTGCACAGGATGACATTCTGATGACGGTCATGCTGTGGCGTCTGGATACCGGCGATATTGCCGGTGCGCTGGAGATTGCCCGTTATGCCCTGAAATACGGTCTGACCATGCCGGGTAAACACCGCCGCACCCCGCCGTACATGTTCACCGAGGAGGTGGCGCTCGCGGCCATGCGCGCCCACGCTGCCGGTGAGTCTGTGGATACCCGCCTGCTGACGGAGACCCTTGCACTGACCGCCACGGCAGACATGCCTGATGAAGTGCGCGCAAAGCTGCACAAAATCACCGGTCTGTTTCTGCGTGACGCTGGTGATGCCGCCGGTGCGCTGGCTCACCTGCAACGTGCGACACAGCTCGACTGTCAGGCAGGCGTCAAAAAAGAGATTGAACGACTGGAGCGGGAGCTGAAACCGAAGCCGGAGCCGCAGCCCAAAGCGGCCACCAGCGCCCCGCGTAAGACCCGGAGCGTGACACCGGCAAAACGTGGACGCCCGAAAAAGAAAGCCAGTTAACAACCGAATGCGCCCCGCGCCAGGGCGGCACGCCGGTCAGTGAGGGTGAATCACCTGACACTGCACCGGCGTCCACCGCCCGACTTTTCAGAGGTAGTCATGATGACGCTGATTATTCCGCGAAAGGAGGCTCCCGTGTCCGGTGAGGGTACGGTGGTCATCCCGCAACCGGCAGGCGACGAGCCGGTGATTAAAAACACGTTCTTTTTTCCCGATATCGACCCGAAGCGCGTCCGGGAACGTATGCGCCTTGAGCAGACCGTCGCCCCCGCCCGTCTGCGTGAGGCCATCAAGTCAGGCATGGCGGAAACAAATGCGGAGCTGTACGAGTACCGCGAACAGAAAATTGCCGCCGGTTTTACGCGTCTGGCGGACGTTCCGGCAGACGATATCGACGGTGAAAGCATCAAAGTTTTTTACTACGAGCGCGCCGTGTGTGCGATGGCGACCGCGTCGCTTTATGAGCGTTATCGCGGCGTGGATGCCAGTGCGAAAGGCGACAAGAAGGCCGACAGCATTGACAGCACCATTGATGAGCTGTGGCGGGATATGCGCTGGGCAGTGGCGCGTATCCAGGACAAGCCACGCTGCATCGTGAGTCAAATCTGATGAAGACCTTTGCGCTACAGGGCGACACGCTCGACGCCATCTGTGTCCGGTATTACGGGCGCACTGGGGGCGTGGTTGAGACCGTGCTCGCCGCAAATCCGGGACTGGCTGAACTGGGTGCGGTGCTGCCGCACAGCACCGCCGTCGAACTGCCCGACGTTCAGACCGCGCCCGTGGCTGAAACTGTCAATCTGTGGGAGTAACGCATGACAGCAGAAGAAAAAAGCGTCCTGTCGCTTTTCATGATTGGGGTGCTGATTGTTGTCGGCAAGGTGCTTGCCGGTGGTGAACCCATCACCCCGCGTCTGTTTATCGGGCGCATGTTGCTCGGTGGTTTTGTCTCGATGGTTGCCGGTGTTGTTCTGGTGCAGTTTCCTGACCTGTCACTGCCTGCGGTGTGCGGCATCGGCTCCATGCTGGGTATCGCCGGTTATCAGGTGATTGAGATTGCCATTCAGCGCCGCTTTAAGGGCAGGGGGAAACAGTAATGCCGGTAATTAACACGCATCAGAATATCGCTGCCTTTCTCGACATGCTGGCCGTGTCCGAAGGGACGGCGAATCACCCGCTGACGAAAAACCGGGGCTATGACGTGATAGTCACCGGACTGGACGGGAAGCCGGAAATCTTCACCGACTACAGTGACCACCCGTTCGCACATGGCCGACCGGCGAAGGTGTTTAACCGTCGCGGTGAAAAATCCACGGCCTCCGGTCGCTATCAGCAGCTTTACCTGTTCTGGCCGCACTACCGCAAACAGCTTGCCCTGCCGGATTTCAGTCCGTTGTCGCAGGACAGACTCGCCATTCAGTTGATCCGCGAACGCGGTGCACTGGATGACATCCGGGCGGGACGCATTGAGCGCGCCATTTCACGCTGTCGCAATATCTGGGCGTCCCTGCCGGGTGCCGGTTACGGTCAGCGTGAGCATTCACTGGAAAAACTGGTCACCGTCTGGCGTACCGCTGGCGGCGTACCGGCTTAAACGGAGTAAACACCATGAAGAAATTATCCCTTTCACTGATGCTGAACGTGTCGCTGGCGCTGATGCTTGCACTGTCCCTGATTTACCCGCAGAGCGTGACCGTCAGTTTTGTCGCCACCTGGGCGATTCTGGCGACGGTTATTTGTGTGGTTGCCGGTGGTGTCGGCGTGTATGCCACGGAGTATGTGCTGGAACGCTACGGGCGGGAGCTGCCACCGGAATCGCTGGCCGTGAAGATTGTCACGTCGCTGTTTTTGCAGCCGGTGCCGTGGCGCAGGCGGGCAGCGGCTCTGGTGGTGATGGTGGCGACGTTTATCTCGCTGGTCGCTGCCGGGTGGATTTTTACCGCGCTGATTTATCTCGTGGCGTCGCTGTTCTTCCGGCTGATATGTACGGCCTGCCGTCAGCGTCTTGAGGAGCGGGAACCATGTCAAAGCTGATGACTGTGCTGGTCGTGTTGTTATCGCTGGCGCTGTCCGGTCTGTTTCTGGTGAAACACAAAAACGCCAGCCTGCGCGCCTCGCTGGACAGGGCGAACAACGTCGCCAGCGGGCAGCAGGCGACCATCACCATGCTGAAAAATCAGCTTCATGTTGCCCTCACCAGAGCAGACAAAAACGAGCTGGCGCAGGTGGTACTGCGTCAGGAACTGGAGAACGCCGCGAAGCGTGAAGCACAGCGCGAGAAAACCATCACGAGGTTACTTAATGAAAACGAAGATTTTCGCCGCTGGTACGGCGCTGACCTGCCTGATGCTGTGCGCCGGTTGCACCAGCGCCCGGCCTGCACCGACGCCAGTGATTGTCCACAACGCCTGCCCGAAAGTGAGCCTTTGCCCGATGCCGGGCAGTGACCCGGAGACGAACGGCGATTTAAGTGCCGATATCCGGCAGCTTGAGAACGCGCTGGCACGCTGTGCCAGCCAGGTAAAAATGATTAAACACTGTCAGGACGAAAACGATGCTCAAACCCGACAGCCTGCGCAGGGCGCTGACTGATGCCGTCACGGTGCTGAAAACCAGTCCAGAGATGCTGCGGATATTCGTGGATAACGGGAGTATTGCCTCCACACTGGCGACGTCGCTGTCATTCGAAAAGCGTTACACGCTCAATGTGATTGTGACCGACTTTACCGGTGATTTTGACCTGCTCATTGTGCCGGTGCTGGCGTGGCTGCGGGAAAATCAGCCCGACATCATGACCACCGACGAAGGCCAGAAAAAGGGCTTCACGTTTTATGCAGACATCAACAATGACAGCAGCTTTGATATCAGCATCAGCCTGATGCTGACCGAGCGCACGCTGGTCAGTGAGGTGGACGGTGCGCTGCATGTGAAGAATATCCCGGAACCCACGCCGCCGGAGCCGGTCACCCGCCCGATGGAGCTTTATATCAATGGCGAACTGGTGAGCAAGTGGGATGAATGAGTTTAAGCGTTTTGAAGACCGGCTGACCGGACTGATTGAATCGCTGTCACCGTCAGGGCGTCGGCGACTGAGTGCAGAACTGGCGAAACGTCTGCGGCAGAGTCAGCAGCGCCGGGTGATGGCACAGAAAGCCCCGGACGGCACACCCTATGCGCCACGCCAGCAGCAGAGCGCCAGAAAAAAGACCGGTCGCGTTAAGCGAAAAATGTTTGCGAAACTTATCACCAGTCGTTTTTTGCATATCCGCGCCAGCCCGGAACAGGCAGCAATGGAATTTTACGGCGGGAAGTCACCGAAAATCGCCAGTGTGCATCAGTTTGGTCTGTCGGAAGAAACCCGGAAAGACGGTAAGAAAATTGATTATCCGGCGCGTCCTCTGCTCGGCTTTACCGGTGAGGATGTGCAGATGATTGAAGAGATTATCCTGGCTCACCTCGACCGTTAGTTGTGCCATTCCCGACACCTCATCGTCACATTGCCGCCGGTATCACCCGGCGGCATCCTTCCCGTTATGAACACTCTCGCAAATATCCAGGAACTCGCGCGCGCACTGCGCAACATGATTCGCACCGGCCTTGTCGTCGAAACCAACCTTAACGCCGGTCGCTGCCGTGTGCAGACCGGCGGCATGTGCACCGACTGGCTTCAGTGGCTGACCTGTCGTGCCGGGCGTTCGCGCACATGGTGGGCACCTTCCGTGGGGGAGCAGGTGCTGATTCTGGCCGTGGGCGGTGAACTTGACACGGCGTTTGTTCTGCCGGGGATTTATTCCGGCGATAACCCCGCGCCGTCTGCGTCGGCGGATGCCCTGCATATCCGTTTCCCTGACGGGGCGGTGATTGAGTATGAACCTGAAACCAGTGCACTGACGGTAAGCGGAATTAAAACGGCCAGCGTGACGGCTTCTGATTCTGTTACTGCCACGGTGCCGGTGGTCATGGTGAAAGCGTCAACCCGCATCACCCTGGACACACCGGAGGTGGTCTGCACTAACAAACTGACTACCGGCACGCTGGAAGTGCAGAAGGGTGGGACGATGCGCGGCAACATTGAACACACCGGTGGTGAACTCTCATCAAACGGTAAGGTGCTGCATACCCATAAACACCCCGGCGACAGCGGCGGCACAACCGGGAGTCCTCTATGACAGCGCGTTATCTCGGAATGAATCGCAGTGATGGCCTGATTGTCACTGACCTTGAGCATATCAGCCAGAGTATCGGCGATATCCTGCGCACACCGGTCGGCTCACGGGTGATGCGTCGTGATTACGGCTCGTTGCTGGCGTCAATGATTGACCAGCCGCAGACCCCGGCACTTGAGTTGCAGATTAAGGTTGCCTGTTACATGGCAGTGCTGAAATGGGAACCCCGCGTCACCCTGTCATCCGTCACCACGGCGCGCAGTTTTGACGGGCGAATGACGGTCACGTTAACCGGCCAGCACAACGACACCGGCCAGCCACTTTCGTTAACCATCCCTGTGAGTTGAAACCATGCCGATTATCGACCTGAACCAGCTACCTGCACCGGATGTGGTCGAGGAGCTGGACTTTGAAACCATTCTTGCCGAACGCAAGGCGACACTGATTTCCCTTTACCCGGAAGACCAGCAGGAGGCGGTTGCCCGTACCCTGACGCTGGAATCCGAGCCTCTCGTCAAACTTCTGGAGGAAAATGCTTATCGTGAGCTTATCTGGCGTCAGCGTGTGAATGAGGCCGCACGGGCGGTAATGCTGGCCTGTGCCGCCGGTAATGACCTTGATGTGATTGGTGCCAATTACAACACCACGCGCCTGATTATCACCCCGGCAGATGATTCGACCATCCCGCCGACACCGGCAGTGATGGAGTCTGACACCGATTATCGTCTGCGTATTCAGCAGGCGTTTGAGGGCTTAAGCGTCGCCGGGTCGGTGGGAGCCTATCAGTATCATGGTCGCAGTGCCGACGGGCGTGTCGCGGATATTTCTGTCACCAGTCCGTCTCCGGCCTGCGTCACCATCTCTGTGCTGTCACGTGAAAATAACGGTGTCGCATCCGAAGACCTGCTGGCCGTGGTGCGTAACGCCCTTAATGGCGAGGACGTCAGGCCGGTGGCCGACCGCGTGACCGTGCAGTCTGCCGCCATTGTTGAATACCAGATAAACGCCACGCTTTACCTTTACCCTGGTCCCGAAAGCGAACCCATCCGCGCCGCCGCCGTGAAAAAACTGGAAGCGTACATCACGGCACAGCACCGGCTGGGGCGCGACATCCGTCTGTCTGCCATTTATGCCGCTTTGCATGTGGAAGGCGTGCAGCGTGTCGAACTGGCTGCACCGCTGGCTGACATCGTGCTCAACAGTACGCAGGCGTCTTTCTGTACCGAATACCGCGTCGTGACCGGAGGCTCGGATGAGTGATTCGCGACTGCTGCCGACCGGCTCATCACCGCTTGAAGTTGCCGCCGCAAAAGCCTGTGCGGAAATTGAAAAAACGCCGGTCAGTATTCGTGAGCTGTGGAACCCGGATACCTGTCCGGCAAATCTGCTGCCGTGGCTGGCGTGGTCATTTTCGGTTGACCGCTGGGATGATAAGTGGCCGGAAGCGACAAAACGCGCTGTTATCCGCGATGCGTATTTCATTCACTGCCATAAGGGCACTATTGGTGCGATTCGCCGTGTGGTGGAGCCGCTCGGCTATCTGATTGAGGTGAGGGAGTGGTGGCAGCTCAACGAGGAGCCGGGGACGTTCCGCATCGTTGTTGGCGTGCTTGAGCAGGGTATTACCGAAGAAATGTATCAGGAGCTGGAGCGCCTCGTTGCTGATGCAAAACCGGCAAGCCGCCATCTGACGGGACTGGCTATCAGTTTAAGTACAAACGGCAACATTTTTGCCGGTGCGGGATGCTATCACGGCGACGCCCTGACGGTTTATCCCTACACCCCGGAGGCCATTATTGTCGGAGGGGATTATTTCCCGGCCTCGGCCATTCATTTAATTGATAACCTGAGAGTAAACGCATGACAGTGAAATACTACGCCATTCTGACTAATCAGGGCGCAGCACGGCTGGCTAACGCGACGATGCTCGGCAGTAAGCTGAATCTGACGCAAATGGCCGTTGGTGATGCAAATGGTGTGTTACCAACACCAGACCCTGCACAAACAAAACTGATTAACCAGAAACGCATTGCACCGCTGAATCTTCTGAGTGTTGACCCGAATAACCAGAGCCAGATTATTGCGGAGCAAATCATCCCTGAGAACGAGGGCGGATTCTGGATCCGTGAGATTGGGCTTTATGATGATGAAGGCGTACTCATTGCGGTGGCAAACTGCCCGGAAACGTACAAACCGCAGTTGCAGGAAGGAAGCGGTCGTACCCAGACTATCCGCATGATTCTGGTTGTCTCGAATACCGAAGCCATCACGCTGAAAATCGACCCGTCGGTGGTACTGGCGACCCGTAAATACGTGGATGATGAAGTCCTGGAATTAAAGCTGTATGTGGATGACCAGATGAGAAACCACATTGCCGCACAGGATCCTCATACCCAGTATGCGCAGAAACATAATCCGACATTTACCGGAGAACCAAAAGCGCCGACGCCTGCTGCAGGAAATAACACCACGCGGATTGCGACCACTGCGTTTGTTCAGGCGGCTATTACCGCTCTGATTAACGGTGCGCCTGCCACGCTGGATACACTGAAAGAAATTGCCGCAGCCATTAACAATGACCCGAAATTCAGCACCACCATTAACAATGCGCTGGCAGGTAAACAACCGCTGGACAATACGCTGACTCATTTGAGTGGAAAGGATGTTGCCGGTCTTCTCGCATACCTTGGTTTGGGAGAAGCGGCGAAAAGGGATGTGGGCACAGGAGAAAATCAGATACCGGATATGTCATCCTGGAAAAGAAATCCGAGTTCTAATCGCTGGAGAAAATTGCCTGATGGAACCATCATTCAAATGGGAATATCAGCATCAGGGCCATTAGGCTCACCTGTAAATATCACCCTGCCGATATCTTTCAGCAATACCAATTATTGTGTTGTTGCATCGTACGATAATGCACGGTCAGGTGTGTCAACAATGGTTAGTTTTGCAGCATTACCTGTTTCACCATCGCAATTTTCCCTGATGTCATCTGTGACTGAGCAAGGAATAAATCCTTTTGCTTACTGGATTGCTTTTGGAGATTGATAAATGGACAGATACTTCTATTCACAAAAAGAAAATGGTTTTTTTACCGATTTAAATAAAGCACCTTCAGATGCTGTTGAGATAACCACGGATGAATGGCTGTCACTACTGGATGGTCAGGATAATGGCATGAAAATAGTCAGCAATCAGGAGGGATATCCGGTTTTGACAGAGCAACCACCTTTATCAAAAGAAAACCTTATTGCATTGGCAGAGTTGAAAAAAGGAAAACTTATTAATGAAGCCAACGAGCACATGAACAGCAGGCAATGGCCTGGTAAAGCGGCTATTGGTCGTCTGAAAGGTGAGGAACTGGCGCAATATAATTTGTGGCTGGATTATCTGGACGCACTGGAACTGGTTGATACCTCCAGTGCTCCAGATATTGAATGGCCTACGCCTCCGGCAGTTCAGGCCAGATGACATCCGGCGCGGTGCTGGTATCTGTTGCCGTCACCGCGTCAATGTAATCCAGCACGGCGTTAAGTCTGGTTGTTTCTGCCTGCGTCAGTTTACGTGCGGCCTGCAATTTCAGCTGAATCAGACTGATGGAAGCCATTGCTGCATCAATCAGTGACTGGCGCTGTGCTTCTGCCGCGTCTACTGCGGCACTATGCTGTGCCTCAGTATCTGTCACCCATTTCTCACCATCCCATTTATCGTATGGCGTTAACGGGACGATAGTGGTTGTATTTTCAGGGTAATCACCCGGAGCTGTGATTTCTTTTGATTCTCCCGTTTCGGTGTTATAGACAACTTCACCGCGATGGTCTGGCACATATTCCCATGAGTTAAAATCTGCAGAACGGCAGATTGCATAACCAGCTTTATGTGTAACTGGTGCATCTAAACAAGAACATGCCGGGATACCGACGCCAACCGCAAGATATTCAGTTGATGTGGAAATATATTCCCGCGTTTCACCATCATAATTATAAATGGTAATGTCTCCCGCTTTTATGGCAATGAGTTCGTTATTTAATACGGCTTTATTCATCAGGCAGCTCTCACGATATAATTAAAGGCAATGTTACGAGGACGGTTTTCGTTTGCAGTTGGAACAATTCTTGAAGCATCAAGACCAATCACTTTTGGGTAAACAGCGCCATCTGTTCTTTCAGTCACCATACTTCTGATTAAGGAGAAATAACTATTGTTCGTTGAGGGATTCAAAGGCACCACTGCCCCCTTAAACGAGCCTACTGATTCCCATATTGAATAATTTTCGGTGTTTACAGTCTTGAACTCACCATAGATATTACGTATGGCATCGCCCTGAGCTGATAATATTGCCCTCCCCGTATCCATACCACGTCCGTCATCCCAGCCACGAATAAACTCACCACGTAAATCAGGCAATTTATTTGTCGGGTAAGCCTTTGCCAGTTCTGGGTATTCTTCAGCAGAAAAAGCTGCTCCGTTGCATTTTAGCCAGCCTGTTGGCGGAGTGGCTGAGGGCCACGGAACAGGTACGCCAACAGGCAATGCTGAGCCTTCTCCTAAACC